TCATCATTTTTACCAAAGGGGAAGGAAGCGCACTCCTCTATCATCTCTTCTGCAAACATGCGATTGGGTGCGTACACCATACCCGCTTCAAAGACTGGTGCGACTGAGTGCATACGGGTTGTTTTATCATGGCCTCGAGTTGGCGAGTAGTTGACTACAGGTATGCCCATACGTCTAAGCTCTTGAGTCAAAGGTGTACCTGAAGCCTTGGCTTCAATCAGTACCATATCTGTCTCCCAGTAGTTGTACTCTCGCATGGCTATCTCTTTCAGTTCAGGAAAGTCCCAACGTCCCTTTTGACAATCCAAAAGAATAATAGAATCAGGTGCGTCATCAGATGGTCTAAATACGCCCCAAGTAGATATGGCTGAATAATCAGAAGTTTCTTTTCTTGAGAAAGCCGTATCGTAACTTTGCATAATATATTGCACGTTGGGTAAGCTGTCGTAATCCCAGCTTTGCCACCAGTCACGTTTTATAATTGAACCCTCCTCGGCTGTCGGATTTTGCATCCACTGGGCGTTCCATTTCATACCAGGCAAAGATGCCTTAACTTTTAATAATTCGTCTTCAGGCCAGAACTCGGGCCAGAGCGGTTTGTCTGTTTCAGGGAAAATGGCTGGGAACTCTATCACCTCCCACTGATCAGCAAGTGGTTCTTTTTGCGCTTCTAATAATTTAGCGGTCAAATCAATCGCACTCCACCTAGTCATCACAATAACGATAGATCCGTTTGGTTGTAAACGCTGTCTAGGACCAGAGGTGTACCACTCGTAGGCTGATTCTAGGGCAGATGGGCTAAGTGCGTCTTGCTCAGAATGTGGGTCGTCGATAATCAATAAATCGGCACCACGTCCCGTTACCGCTCCGCCTACACCTGCGGCGAAATACTCGCCACCTTTATTGGTTTCCCAACGCCCCGCAGATTTGTTGTCGGCTTGCAGTTTTACTTCTGGAAATATTTTTTTGTAATCGTCTTGATCCATCAAGTTACGCACTTTACGACCAAATCGTACGGCTAGTTCACCCGTATGCGTAGTCTGCATAATTTTCATCTTGGGCTGGAGTCCCATAATATAGGACGGAAAGAAAGTGGATGCGAACTCAGACTTAGTATGTCTAGGTGGCATATTCACAATCAAACGGCGGCACTTGCCTTCGGCGACTTCTTGGAGCTTTTCGGCGAAAACTTTATGGTGGCGCCCGCAGATAAACTCAGGCCAGATATGTTCTACGTAGTTGATAAAACTACTTTGGCATTTGTCTTGGAGTGCGTAGTTGTCTAATTTTTCTTTTAACATCAGAGCTTCTTTCAGCTCTGTCTCGGTCAAACTGGATAAATTCATCAGATCATTCTTTGATCATCGTAAAGAGGTTTGTCTACTGGACCGCCTCTTCTCAAACCTTTTTTATTATCTGAAATTAGTTCTTTAGGGGGTCCTTTGGGTAAATCTCCTAACTCAAGGTTATACTTAATAATCAAATCTTGTTCTGCTTTTGATAAATTTTCAACGTCGCTAAGATCCTCATCCATTAGGGCTTCAAATTCAGCTCTAGTCATAAACAATCCAGGTGCCATTTGTATCCTGCCCTTGGATTCTTGATACTCTATAAAGTCTTGTAGTAACGGCTGCGAAGTTGGTAACTTACCTGACCTATGAAGACTTTCAAAGTAACGCTCTCTACTACCTGGCGTTCCTGTTTTTGGTAAAGCGCTTAGTATACCCTCTGCTTCAGATTGTTTTTTTATTTGGGTTGGATTTAAAGTTTCACCTTCTTGTTGCATTTGGTTGTATTTAATAACCTCTGCCTCTGCTTCAGCTATCCTAGCAGCTTCTGCTTCTGTCATTTCACCTATACTTTTTCCAAATAAACTACTAATACCAGCTTGTCCTCTTTTACCCATAGGGTATAGGTTTATAAAGTTTTGTATAATTTTTTCACCTAGACTTGGAGAAGCTTCTAATAAAGCATCTTCTAGGTCCATTAGAGAGTCTCTAAAAGCCTCCTTTTCGGCCATCTCTGCTTGATAAGCACGTACGTCTGCTAATTTTTCTTGCTTAGAAAGGGGACCCTTATATTTGTCTACGCTAAAAGGACCCCTAGCTTGTCTTTCAGGATTGTCTTCGTATAACTGTTTACCGAGTTGTTTGATTAAAAGTTGGACTTCTTCAAGATTCATCTTGAGTGTCTTACATCATTTGCGATAATTCTGATTGTATAGGATTTTGGCCTTGCATTTGTTCAGCGATCATCATCATCACTTGCTGAATGTCTTCTTCGTCTAATCCCATTTCCATAAGCGCTTGAACAATTTGTTCTTCACTAGCGCCAGACTGGATCATCTCCATCACCATAGTCATAACTTGTTGTATGACCATCGCTTCTGGTTGTACGGATTGGATGTCTTCAAGGGCTTTATCAATTTCACTTTCTACTGCGCCGCCTTCAGCGAACTTGTCAGTTTTAGCTGCTATCTTCTCTACACCTTCTCTGCCTTTGGGTCCAGAGTCATACATAGCCTTCAAACCTTTCGGAAGTGCATCGACATCAACTTCGTCGCCTGCGGCAAAGCCTCTACTCATTTGGTCAGAATATCTTTCTTTTTCATTTTCAATCGCTTGCATAACTGGATCAGTAATTTTGTTCAGCCTTTCTTCTAAAGTCATAGTCCCCTCTTGTATACCCGTTTGTAATTTTGCCAACTGTCTACCTAAAGAACTTTTAGTAGGAAAAAACATTTGTTCTTGTTGCATAAGATTTCTTTCCATATCAGACATCGTTCTACCTGATTCATCCATATCAGACATCGTACGTCCTGCATCCATTTCAGATTGAAAGCCTATAACAACTCTGTTCACAAAATCTTGTATCGGCTGTCCTAGTTCTCTAGCAACTTCAACGGCTTCGTTTGCAACTTCTTCTATACTTTTTTGTACTTGAGCTGCGGCTTGACCTAATTTTTCTGGTTCAAATCCAGTTTGTCTACCTATTTCAAAAAGCCCTAGTCCACCTGCTGCTATTAGTCCTGGTTTACCAAGACTAGCTAAACCACGCATCCTAGATAAAGTTTTAGCTGGTAAGGTTAAAGAACTAGGTTTAGGAGTAGCTATAGTAGAGCGCGGGTTTTGCAAAACTCTATCTGCCATACCGCTCATACGACCAGGCATTGTCCTTCCAGTAACTTTACCTGCTACGTTTGTCGTACGACTAGGTATATTACGTTGAACATTCGGACCTGTTGTACCAGGTCTTCTACCAGAAGATACTTCATCTCCTCTTGCGTACATTTGGTTAGCCATATTCATTCTGTTCATACCCTTACCTCTTTTTATATTTTATAAAGTCGTTGCAGGCAGTCAAAATTATTATTTTTGGAGAAAGCGTGAACAAAGCTCATCTACCTGCAACTCCTTGCAAAAATTATAAGGGGAAAAGATAGTTTTTAACAAGGAAAAAAATAGATAGTCAAATTAGGTTTGATTAAGTATTCATATTATTGTCTATAGTCTACTGTCTATATAGCCTATAAATTTAGGGGTACGAAGTTCTGCTTTTAGCGTCGCAGACCCGATTTTCCGACCTAAATAGAGTCCCATATCTCCATATATTTTCCAATTTACCGCTATATATCTGTATATATACCCAAATATCTCCCGATTTACGTCTATTTCTGCCTGTTTTTGCATATATTTGGGTGTTTTTATCTGTATTTGCACTCCCCTACCCCGATATATATACCCTTTTTTGCTATTTTAGACCCCCCTCTTCATATTTTAGATAAAAAAAAGGCAGGTTCTCCAAGCCTGCCTTTCACTCTACGGAGTTTGGTTATAAAAACCTGTATTTGTTCTCCCAATTATTAAGGATATCCAACATATCAAATTCGTTTAATAAAGGTTTCATTTGCTCACCTCCGTTTCTGATCCGCCTAGTATTGGACTTTCATATTTATTCATATTTTTTCTCCGTAAGTTATAGGGTAGCACCTTGCTACCCCTTGATACGTATTATACAGGAGATTGTTTACAAATTGTAAAAAGAATTGAATTAATTTCTAGCCAGCTGGCGGACTGATCTTGGTCTAACTGTCTATTGTCTATAGGTCTATATCTAAAGCCTACCATCTAGCGTCTACTGTCTATAGTCTAGCCCGACACCCGACACCCGACGGGTTCGCAAGTCTAAACGACACCCGACACCCGACACCCGCCCCGCCTTTTTCTATCGGTTTCTATTTGCTAGAGATAGGAAAAGAGAAGAGAGAGAGAAAATGCTATTTTTTACGGTACATCTACCTATTAAAAGAATATATGTAAATGTATTGGTTACAGCTATGTTTATTTTAATTTTACAGATAGTAGATAATAGTATAGAATACACCTATTGTTTATCTAATACGGAGGAATAAAACAATGGGTATAAAAGCCAAAAACGATAAGCTAGATTTAATCGCTAGCATTTTTGAAAATGAAACATTCGCCTCTTTTGATGTGTGTTGCGAAGATCAAGACTTTAGAAAATTGGTTATTGATCATGCAATGAAACCAACAAGCGAAGTAGTTAGTATTTTAACTAACTATGCGAATGAGAATCTAATATAAGGGGGCAAGTAATGAGCGAATACAAAACATGTGCTGAAAGAGTACAAGAAGAATACCGATCAAGAGAAGATGACTTTGTAAAAGCGTCTGAATTTTACGACAAATACGAAGAAGCTACAGAGGGCGGAAAGATTGCTCTTAAAGTAATCTATGAAGATTTAAGCGGATATGAAGATTTTTTTGATTTCATATTTAGCTATGGTCTTTGCTTTGATTATGTAGAAAGAGGAACTTTTGAAGATCAAGAAAGAGGTTATTTTCGCTATCAATTATCTTGGGGTGGACCATCTGATGAATTTAGAATATATGTTGACTATGACAAGCAAATAACCCATATAGATTATTGGTTTTTAGATTGGGGCGACGGGGCATCCATAAGAGTTGATGAAAATTCTTTATCTTATCAAGTGTGCGAACAGTTTTTAGAGTTTCAAACAGAGGTCGCCTAATGATACAAGCCAAAATTATCAAAGGCGATAGACTGATATTTCAGTCTGTCGCCAACACAAAACAAGAAGCAGAATTAGATCTACTGTACCAAATGATGCAGTATTTTGATTTTTCTATACACATTAACCCCGACTATAACCCGACTAACCCCCCGACTGATAACCCGACTAAGGAGCAAAACTAATGGCTAAAAGAAAACTTAAAACAGTAATGATAACTGCGGTTATGGAAACCGATTATGAATATATATGCAATATACCCGAAGATATGTCTCTTGAAGATTTTGAGGAACAATATAAAGAAAATTTTGAGGGCGGTATGTGGGAACACGGGCAAGGAGGTTGGCGTTGGGGAGAGGCTCAAGAATTAGATTTTGATAAAGATGCTATCAAAGAGGAGATAGAATAATGGCTAAAAAAATAACCATATCCTCTGAAACTTGGGTAGAACTGTATGCGACTCTTTCACATTATGTTTTGCAGTATTCATCTTTAGATCCTTTAACAGAGACAGACGAAAACGGAGACGAAAGATATACCGAAGAAAAACAAGATGAATTTTGCGATATCGTAAGTGAAGTTGAAGACATACTAAGCGGATTTTTTATTAAGGAGCAAAACTAATGAAAATAATTAAATCAAGATTTCCATTAAACCAAAATGACTATGAAAAGGGTACTAGCCTATTACAAGAATATGAGTACAAAGGATACTTCATAAGAGAGTTTGAACAAAAACCTTGCAACAGATGGATTGAGGCTATGCAAAGCCAAGATGGATACGATCTGCTTACAGGTGATGAAAAAGGCGAAGGCGGATACGAAATATTAGATCATAAAGGAGAAATTATAGAGCAAGATTTTTACTGTATGGGAGATAGTGCAACTTGTAATGCTGAAAATGAAATTGATTTTTTGGTGCTTGAAAGTAAAGCAAAAAAATTAGGAATAGAAACGAGTGGCAAAAGTTTCTACGAAATAAATGAAGAAATTAATCGTGATGATTTAGATGAGGAGCAAAACTAATGTTAGCAGATAAAAAAATGCCTGATTCATTTTATGAGTGGCTAGATACATGTCCTGTCATTTGGTACAGAATTAAAGTTAGTAATGAGACTGTTCATTATTCTTTTGAAACACCCGATATAGAGGAGTCCGACAATGAGTAATGGAGTTGAAATAAGTTTTAGAGACAAAATCAGAATTAAATCTATTGATGAAGATTTTGTTTTTGAAATAGAAATTGGAGATCAAATTCATCTTTTAATTTATTCTTTAGATGAAGTTGATTACGAAGGAAACAAAACTTATAAAACAATTTTTGAAGAGTTTATAAATAAAACTAATGGGGAGATATTAAAATGAGTAGAGATATAACAGAAATTATTGATGATGATTGCAGAGAACAATTAGGACACTCTAATTGGGTAATTATTAGCACGTTGTCTAACCAAGAAAAAGTAGGAATAGAAACACAAGGTATTTTGAAAACCTATAAAGGCATTGATGTTCTGTTTTATTTTGAGAAAAGCAATGTATGTGATTTTTGTAGTTGGGATGAGGGTTTATTTACAGAACATGATGGAGAACTTTATTGTGATGAATGTTTTGAAAAGCTAACAAACTTAGGAGAAGGTAATGGGTAAGCGATTAACAGTAGAAATAAAAGAGAAGTTGTTTGAAGTTGAGAGCAGATATTATAAAGGCTGGAAACAAAATGAGTATTGGTGGCGAGTGAGTGGTGATGTTCACCCGACAGATAGACGACTATGGACAAAATATACGAACTTAATTAATAAAAGAAAAGAGGAGTCCGACAATGAATAACCAAAAAAAAGAATATGTATTCAGAAGTACAAAAACAATAGAGAAAGAGGATTTTGTAATAGCAGAATCATACGAAGAAGCAGAAAAAATATTTTCTGATTATTTGTACTGTGGTGATGATTGGGAATGCGTAAGAAATCCTGATACAAAGGAGTCCGACAATGAATGAACCAACAAAGAAAGAACTGCAAGGAATACTTGACGCTCACCAAGAATGGTATGGCACGGGTTTTGATATTACCTTAGACCATTTAACAAACGTAGCAATAATTAGAGACTATGTACCCGACTGTCCAGGTTGGACTGGACATATTGCTCTAGTGGTATGGGGAGATGCTTGTTACAAAGATATATATTATTACGACTATCAAAATGACAAATGGACACTAGCTGAGTCAATGAACGACGGCGATTACAAAATTAACAAAGAAGTTTATTAAAGGAGTCCGACAATGAGCGATAACATCAACCCGACCTATTACCGCAAAGGAATAGAAACGACTGATTATATTGTTAGTCATGATATGAACTATGTTGAGGGTAACATCATCAAATACGTTACTCGATACAAATATAAAGGTGGCCTTGAAGATTTAAAGAAAGCTGAGTGGTATTTAGCCCGACTCATTCAAGAAGCAGAAAAACCCGACTTTGAACTATCAACTCTTGAAGAAGTTATTGCAGAAGAAGAGATATCAAAGTTTATAAACGATACAACAATAGAATATAAGTCATTTACTACAGACAAAGAAAAGATGCGAGACTTTGAAATACTAACCAAAGAAGAGTTTCTAAATTCTTATTCTTATATAACTGAGGCTGAATACGATTTAACTGTTAAGGAGAATAACAATGAATCTTAAACACTTAGACAGGTTATGGCGAGAGACTTGCCCCGACGAAGTTAAAGGCTTAGTTATGAACAAAAGACGTAGAAGGATTTACGACGAAAGACTGGAAAGATCTAAAAATAGAAAACGATTAGCAGAACTTAATAAACAAGAAAAGGAGAAAAGCTAATGAAAACATACGTAATCAGATGCGAAAAAACACAAATCGGTTATTTTAGTTTTAAATGCAGAT